ATTGGATGTCTAAACTTAAAAACTTTTATTGAAGATGATAAACTTGTAATTCCAGACTACGAGACTATTGCAGAACTAACAACATTTATTTCCAAACGAGAATCGTTTGAAGCAGAAGAAGGATGTCATGATGACCTTGCAATGTGTCTAGTAATCTTTGCTTGGTTAGCGGTACAAGATTACTTTAAAGAAATGACAGACAATGATGTCCGTCAAAGAATCTATGATGAGCAGAAGAATCAGATTGAGCAAGACATGGCACCATTTGGTTTTGTTTCTGATGGTCTAGAAGATCAAGAAAGTTTTGTGGATAAAGAAGGAGATCGTTGGTTCTTAGATGAGTATGGTGATGTAGCTTCTGACTTTACTTACATGGGTTCTTATCTATAATGAATTTTGAAGAGGAGTTTGAATTAGAACACCTACTTTTTACTCAAAGAAAATGTAAATCCTGTGGAAAAATTAAAGAATTAGTTAGCGATTTCTATAGAACCAGAAAAGGAAGAGCAACACCTTCAGCATATGCATATGAGTGCAAGGAATGTACTGTAGACAGAGTAACTAAAAATAGAAAACGTAGTGACAATCGTAGTTGGTCATATCCAGACTGGTAGTTCATGCATTGTTTCCCCTCTTAAAAGATAGGTTTTAATAAATAATCACAGAACAAATTTCTGAAATTTAGGGGTAAACATGGCAACACAAGTATCGCCAGGGATTGTTGTTCAGGAGCGCGATTTTACTAATTCACGTCTCCAAGAAACAATCACTAACGTTGGCGCTATTGCTGGACCTTTCCTACAAGGGGATGTCGGCACAGCAGAATTAGTTACAAGTGAAAAAGAATTAGTAGAAAAATTTGGCAAACCTACTGCAGATAACTACGAGTTTTGGTTTACTGCTTCCGAGTTTCTTAACTATGGTGGTAACCTGCAGGTTGCTAGAATCTCTGATGCATCTGCAACTCATCTCACAAATGCTAATTCAGCAGCAGTCACAACGATAAAAATTAATAACCGTGCTGGATACGAAGCAAACATTGAGGGAAGTGCTCAATCGTATGACTTCGTTGCAAGAACTCCAGGAACTCATGGAAACTCACTTCAGGTTGTAACCATTGACAGTGGTGCGGATCAAATTCTCACACTCGCAAACGGTGTAGCATTCACACAAGGAGACGCAGTTACTGACGGAACTGCTACTGGAGTTGCATACGAAACAAACAGTGGAGACACAACGAAAGTTGCTGTTGTTCTTGACGCTGGTTCTGTTAAGTTTGTGCAAAATGGAACAGTAAGCACAGAAAATGTTGATGGTGTTAGCAGCTGGTATGACCAGCAGTATGCTGTTGCCGGAAGCATCAAATGGAATGCACTCGCTCCTCGTCCTGGTACTTCTCCTTACGCTGCAACTCGTGGTGGTGCTAATGATGAGATTCACGTCGTAGTTCTTGATAGAACAGGCGGCATTACCGGAACAGCAAATTCTGTTCTGGAAAAAATGCTTTATGTTTCAAAAGCTGTCGGTGCCAGAACCACCGAAGGCGAAGCAAACCATTATAAAGATGTAATCAAAGGTCGTTCCAAGTATGTGTTCCTCGGAGCCTATGAAGATGGAGTTGATGTTTACAGCTATACTAATTCCGTAGCAGTCACAAATTCTTCCACTCCTGCTTCCTCATTCCACTTGTACGGTCCTCGTTCGTATACACTATCTGCTGGTACTGATTACAACAACTATACTGTTGGTAACGAGACTCAAACTTATCTTGATGTTTTTGGTGACACAGAAACTATCACGATTGACTATATTCTTTGCGGTCCTTCAAATCTTGCCAAAGCAAACGCACTGATCAACCTTTCTAATACTAGAAAAGATTGTGTCACTTTTATCTCTCCACAGAGATCCGATGTTGTTGGTGCAAATGCTGCTACAACATCTGCTCAAGCAGAGAATGTAACTGAGTTCTTTGAAGCAATTAGCGATAGTTCTTCTTACGCTGTATTTGACAACAACTACAAGTACATCTATGACAGATTTAACGATCAATATCGTTACATCCCAACTAACGCTGACACGGCAGGTCTTTGTGTTAACACAACTGCTGTTTCGGAAGCATGGTATTCCCCTGCTGGTTTCAATAGAGGAAACCTGAGAAATGCAATTAAGATTGCATTTAATCCAAATAAGGCACAGAGAGATGATCTCTATTCTAACCGTGTTAATCCAATCGTTTCATTCCCTGGTCAGGGTATCGTTCTGTTTGGTGACAAAACTGCTCTTCGCAGTCCTTCGGCTTTTGACAGAATCAACGTTCGCCGCTTGTTCCTCATTCTTGAAAGAACAATTAAGAACTTCTCAAGAAACGTTCTGTTTGAGTTAAATGATGAGACTACTCGCTTGAACTTCTCCACGCAGGTTAACAACTACATGCGTGATATCCAAGCAAGAAGAGGTATGACTGATTTCCTCATAGTTGCGGATACATCAAATAACACTCCTGATGTTATTGATCGTAATGAATTTGTTGCTGACATCTATATCAAACCTTCTCGCTCCATTAACTTCATTACCATGACATTCGTTGCTACTCGCAGTGGTGTTAGTTTTAATGAAGTTATCGGCAGAGTTTGATTAGAAATAAATACACTTAAGGAGATAATCAAACAATGGCAAACTTAACTTCATTCAAGAACAAAATTGGATACGGTATCCGTCCCAATTTATTCATGGTCCAGGTAACAAACCTGGAATCTAATTTAGATGATGTATCAGCAGTAAAAGGAACAGACGCCGATTTCACATTCCTCTGTCGTTCTGCTGGCATTCCTGCCAGTACAATTGGAACGGTAGAAGTTCCTTTCAGAGGTAGAGTTATCAAACTTCCTGGAGACAGAACGTTTGAATCATGGACTATTACAATCATGGCCGATGAGGACATGTCAGTAAGAGCATACTTTGAAAAGTGGATGAACAAATTGAATAAGCATGAAAACGGTGCAGGTTACACAGATGATTTCGCTTCCACACTAAGAGTTTCGCAACTGGAACGTGGTACAAGCACTGCTGCAGCACTCACTGATCCACATAGCGTTGTGAGATCATATGAGTTTCAGAATGCTTTCCCAACTAACATTGCTCAGATTGACTTGTCATATGACAACAATAATACTATTGCTGAGTACACTGTTGAATTCCAGTATGACTGGTGGGAATCTAGGAAAGCTGATAACACTGTGGACATTGGTGTCAACTCAGTTATTTGATCGTGAATAAATAACTACAGTAAACGTAGTTCAATTATACAATGGCGGAGTTATTCGGGTTTTCTCTTGATAAGGGAGAACAAAAGAAAAAGAAGCAGCAGGGGTTAGTATCCCCTGTTCCTCCCAATAATGACGATGGGACCGTAACAATCTCTGCCGGAGGTTATTACGGTCAATACGTTGATATGGAGGGTATTGGCAAAAATGAGTTTCAACAGATCCGAAAGTATCGTGAAGTCTCATTGCACCCTGAAGTTGACTCTGCAATTGATGAAGTAGTCAACGAAGCAATTGTTGCAGATGGTGATGATTCACCTGTAGAAATTGAACTCTCTAATCTTCAGCAGAGCGATTCAATCAAGAAGAGAATTAGAGAAGAATTTAACGAGATCAAACGCTTACTGCAGTTTGATAAAAAATGCTATCATATTTTTAGACGTTGGTATATTGACGGAAGACTGTATTACCATAAGGTAATTGATGTTAACAAACCTACTGAAGGTATTAAAGAACTTCGCTATATTGATCCACTAAAGATCAAAAAAATGCGTGAAGTTAAAAAGAAACCTACTCCTGGACAAGGAGATGCTGCAAAAATAAACTATGGTGATGTAAACGAATACTATCTCTACAATCCTAAAGGAATATTCAATCACAAAGCAGCGGTTAGTCTTGCAGGGAATGATCAACTCGGTGTGAAGATTGCACCTGATGCTATCACGTTCTGCACGTCAGGACTGATGGACATGAATCAAAATCTGCCATTGTCTTATCTTCATAAGGCATTGAAAGCAGTTAACCAACTGAGAATGATTGAAGATTCTCTGGTTATCTATAGAATGTCTCGCGCTCCTGAGCGTAGAATTTTCTACATTGACGTTGGTAATCTTCCAAAGGTCAAAGCAGAACAGTATCTGCGTGAGGTTATGTCTCGCTATAGAAATAAACTGGTATATGACGCCAGCACTGGAGAGATTCGTGACGACAAAAAGTTCATGAGTATGCTAGAAGATTTCTGGTTGCCTCGCCGTGAAGGTGGTAGAGGTACAGAAATCACTACACTCCCTGGTGCTCAGAACCTCGGAGAACTTAAGGACGTTGAGTATTTCTTAAAGAAACTCTACAAATCGCTTAATCTCCCACCATCTCGCGTGGGCGAGGAAAAGGGATTTAGTCTCGGCAGATCAAATGAGATCTTGCGTGATGAACTTAAGTTTATCAAATTTGTTGGAAGGTTGCGTAAAGAATTCTCGCATATCTTTAATGACATGCTGAAGACCCAACTCATTCTGAAAGGTGTTATTACCGTAGATGATTGGGAAATGATAGAGCAGCATATTCAATATGACTTCTTGTTTGATAACCATTTCACCGAACTAAAAGAAATTGAAATGATTGGCGAGAGGTTAAATCTCGTAGAGAGAATGCAACCTTTCCTTGGGGTATATTATTCCAACGATCACATCAAACGTCAAATCCTACAGCAAAAAGAATCTGAAATGGAAGAGATCCGTATTCAAATTGATGCGGAGAAAAAGTCTGGTGAACTGATGGATACTCCAGTCATGCCAGTAGAAGATCCTAATGCCGCATTGCCGCCTGCAGGTGGACCTGTTGATACATCATCAAAGCCTCCTATGAAGGCACAAACTTCTAAAGAAGTTGAAAACTAAATAATATTATAATAATTTACTATTATGACCGTAACTAAAGAATTAATTGACAAAATTGTTAACGGGGAAAACTCTGTAGCATCTGATGAAGTGATTAATATGCTCTACGCAAAAGCATCTGAAACGTTGGATAGTTATAAAAAAGAATATGCTGCTCAACTTATGAATCCAACTACTGAAGTTGAGCCTGAAGTTCCTGAAGTAGAAGCATCTGCTGAACAAACAACCACCGAACCCGAACCAGAAGAACCATGAAACTTATCGTAGAGCATATTGAAGATATTGAACTTCTCACTGAAGAGAAGGATGGAAAAGAGTATACATATATCCAGGGAGTATTTCTCCAGGGTGATATTAAAAATCGCAATGGTCGTGTATATCCTATGCCTGTTCTTCAGCGCGAAGTGACTAATTACAATGAAAATTTTGTAAATAAGTCCCGTGCTCTTGGAGAACTCGGTCATCCTGATGGTCCTACCATTAATCTTGATCGTGTTTCTCATAAGATTGTAGAACTTTACCAGGATGGTGCAAACTATATTGGTAAGGCAAAATTGCTTGAAACTCCAATGGGATCAATCGCTAAGAATCTTCTTAGGGAAGGTGTTCAACTCGGAGTTTCTTCTAGAGGTGTAGGTAGTTTAGAATCCAAAGGTGGTTCTAATTATGTCAGAGATGATTTTATGCTTACTACTGCTGCGGATATCGTAGCAGATCCTTCTGCTCCTGATGCATTCGTTAACGGAATTATGGAAGGAAAAGAATGGGTCTGGAACAATGGCGCTTTCAAAGAAGCAGAACTTCAGCAAGTAAGAGAGAATTTAGAGAGAGTTTCACGCGGAGAACTTGAGGGTAAAATCCTTGAGAGCTTTGAAAAACTACTCTTTAACTTATAATTTTAATAAATAAGTAATAGAAAAACCAAGGTCCTTTAGGGGTTATTTTAAATGGCTAATTCGTTAAACGAGAAATTTGAAGATTTCGTATCTAAAGAAGTTGATGCGGAAACTGTTACAGAAATGAACAATGCTGTAACCGCAGGTGCAGCTCCAGCAGAAGGTACAAATCTTCCTAATGCTTCAGGTGCTGAAGTTGCGGTTGCTAATGTAGAACCAATGGCTGCCGGTTCTTCAGAAGGTCACTCAGGCAAGTTTGAAAACTCTGGCGCTAAAGCTGCTGCCGCTGTTAAGAAGTCTAAGACTGCAGTTAACTCGGGTGAAGGTAAGCAAGATCCTATGCCTAAATTAGAAGGTGGTAAGGATATGTCTGGTAAGAGTACCAGTCGTGGTGGCGGGGACGCAATGCCTAAATTGAGCAAGGAAGAACTTGATGTTAGTGCTGACATCAATGCACTCGTCAATGGCGAGGAACTTTCCGAAGAGTTCAAAGAAAAGGCAACAACAATCTTCACTGCTGCTGTTTCTTCTAGAATTGATGAAGAAACAACACGTTTAGAAGAACACTATGCTGCTCAGTTAAATGAGCAACTTGACGTGATCAAGGAAGAAATGTCAACTAAGGTTGACTCATTCTTGAACTATATTGTAGAACAATGGATTAATGATAACAAACTTGCAATCAACGAAGGTATTCGTACTGAGATTGCTGAATCGTTTATGACTGCTCTGAAGGGTGTGTTCACTGAGCACTACATGGATATCCCTGAAGAGAAATTTGATATGGTTGAGGGTATGACAAACAAATTAGATGAGATGGAGACAAAACTCAACGAACAAATTGACAAAAATATTGAATTAAATTCTGCTTTGGGAGAGTTCGTCAAAGAATCTATCGTTGGCGACGTATCTCAGGGACTCGCTGATACTCAAAAAGAAAAACTTTCATCACTTGCTGAAGGTGTAGAGTTTAGTACTGAAGAGTCATTTAGAGAGAAAGTTGAAACTATTAAGGAAAATTATTTCCCCAAAACTTCAATCAATGAGAGCGTAGAAGAATCTGAGCCCGTTGTCCAGAAGGAAGTTCCTGCTGGCATGGAGCGTTATGTTTCTGCAATTGCACGCTACAATAAGTGATTTAAATTATAAATAAATCATAGTTCACTAACAAATTAATTTTCTAAGGAGAACCCAATGTTCAATACCGAACAACTCCAGGAGAAGTGGGCACCCGTTTTGTCTCATTCTGATCTTCCCGAGATTAAGGATACCTACAAAAAGGCTGTCACCACTCAACTTCTGGAAAACCAAGAAAAATTCCTCCGTGAGGAGAGAATGCTGACCGAAGCGCCTACAAACGCTGGTCCTATTAATTCCGCTACAACTGGCGCTGGTAACATCGCAGGTTTTGACCCCGTACTGATCTCATTGATCCGTCGCTCAATGCCTAACCTGATCGCCTATGATATTTGTGGCGTTCAACCAATGAATGGTCCTACTGGACTGATCTTCGCAATGCGTTCTCGCGTTGAAAGTCAGACTGGTGATGAGACATTCTTCAACGAAGTTAACTCTGCCTTCTCTGGTACTGGTTATAACTCCACCAACTCTGCTGGTGGTACTGCTCCTACAGGTTCAAACCCCGGTGTCTTGAATGACAGCGGCACCTATGGTTCTGCAGGCGCTATGGCAACAACCACTGCCGAAGCACTTGGCGAAGCCGCTGCTAGCGTATTCCCCGAGATGGCATTCAGCATTGAGAAGATTGCCGTTACTGCTAAGTCACGCGCTCTGAAAGCTGAGTACAGCATTGAACTCGCACAAGACCTGAAAGCAATTCATGGTCTGGATGCCGAGACTGAACTCGCCAACATCCTTTCTGCTGAAATCCTTACCGAAATCAACAGAGAAGTCGTCCGTACAGTCTTCCGTTCCGCTAAAGCTGGTGCTCAGCAGAACGTTGCTACTCAAGGCACGTTTGACATGGACGTTGACTCCAATGGACGTTGGAGCGTTGAGAAGTTCAAGGGTCTCCTCTTCCAAATTGAGCGTGAAATGAACGCCATCGCGAAAGAGACTCGTAGAGGGAAGGGCAACATGCTCGTCTGTTCTTCAGACGTTGCTTCTGCTCTGTCAATGGCAGGCGTTCTTGATTACAACCCTGCTCTGAATACTGGTCTTAATGTTGATGACACCGGCAGCACCTTCGTTGGTACGCTGAACGGACGCATCCGCGTTTACATTGATCCTTATTCGGCACTGCCTACTGAGGGCAACAATGCTGCTCAGTTCTTCATCGCTGGTTATAAGGGTACTTCCCCTTATGATGCTGGTCTGTTCTATTGCCCATACGTTCCTCTCCAGATGGTTCGTGCAATTGGTCCTGACACCTTCCAGCCCAAAATCGGATTTAAGACACGCTACGGCATGGTTCTTAATCCATTCGCTAAAGGCGCGACCGCCCTTACCGATTCCGATCCTGTTGCTGGTGGTAACGTCAACACCAACGTCTACTACAGACGTGTTCGTGTTACTAACCTCATGTGATATAACCTCTCACAGGTCCACACAGACCCCTCTAAGGGGTCTTTTTTTATGGGTATATACTCGTAGGCATAAATTTTTATTTCTTAATTGTGCTGAAATGAACATTTTCATATACATAGTAGTAGAATTGTTAGGTAGCACATGACCCCTACTTTTTGGTTATGAGTTAAATGTCAGAGGTGACTCAATGCACAATCTTTTATCCAGCTCTCAAATGAATGAGTGGCGACATTTTGATGATACTGTGGATGGATTACAATTAGAAAACGAAAAATTAAATGACTATTACGAATGTTTAGTAGAATGTGATTCTTTAGATCAACATCAATGTAAACGAATATGTAAACGAATTCTTATTTAATTACTGACCCCGAAAGGGGTCTTTTTTTATCTAAATATTTGAAAGTATTTTTAACGATGACCCAGGCAAATTGGTTAGAAGATAAGATTGATAATCCTAACTACCTAGCGCCACAAGGTTTCAAATTATCAATTGAAAAATTTCCTAAGGTAGCATTCTTATGTCAGTCAGCAAACATCCCCGGCATAAGAATTCCTGAGATTAATGTTGCCACTCCATTTAGGGACATTCCTATCGCTGGAACTGAGACAGAATATGAAGACCTTACTGTCAAGTTTTTGATTGATGAGGACATGACAAATTATGTATCAATACATAAATGGATTGCAAAAACTGGTCTTGCAGAAAAATTTGATACTGACAAAAATCCAATAGAAGGAGATATTTCTTTAGAAATTTTAAATAGTAACTTCAATTCAAATATTCAAATTGAGTTTGAAAATGCATGGCCTACTGCATTAACATCTGTGACGTTTGATGCTACGGAACAAGGTGTGCAGTATCTCACTGCAAATGTCACCTTTAAATATACCATATATAGAATTAAGTATGATGGAAATGTGATTAGTTAATGACCTTTGAAGAAATTCAGGCGATGTGGGAACAGGATTCAAAAATTGATCCTGTTGAACTTGATACCGCTGCACTTAATATCCCCACACTACATTCAAAATATTTAAATTTTTTTTCAGACTACAAATTCAAAAAGAAATTAGCAGTACTGGACCTCAAACAACTTAACAGACGCAAGTTTGAATACTATGCGGGAAGAGGATCTGAGGAAGATTACAAAGAAGAACCGTTTGATCTGAAAGTACTCAAGTCAGATCTGCCAATGTACATTGAATCTGATTCTCAAGTCAAAGACTTGCAGATGAAAATTGATATGTACGACATCATCATTGAATACCTTGAGAGTGTAATCAGGATGATTAATAATCGGTCCTTTCAAATAAAAAATGCTATTGAGTGGAAATCATTTATTGAAGGAATTAGGTAATGTCTGACATTGTTATCAGGAAAAGAAACGAAGTATACTTAGAACTTGAATGTGAAGCACACATAAGCATGGAGCTATCAGAGTACTTTACATTTGAAGTACCCGATGCAAAATTTATGCCCCAGTATAAGAAAAAATATTGGGACGGTAAAATTAGATTGTTCTCTCCTGGCAATGGTCAACTTTATATTGGGTTATTACATTATTTGATAGAGTGGGCAGAGGAGAGAGACTATACTTATTCTTATCAGGATAATGAATATTACGGCAAAGTTATTGAACGAGATCCGTATATTTTGCCAGAGACTGTAAAAGAATATTTGGATTACCTTACTGAAGGTACAGAAATTAAACCCAGAGACTATCAATATAATGCTGTATTCAAAGCATTAAAAATGTATCGGAAGATCATTGTTTCTCCTACAGGGTCGGGCAAATCTTTTATGATATATTCTCTGGTTAGATATTTTACTGCTGCTAATCTTAAGACATTAATTATTGTTCCAAGTATTTCACTTGTAACACAGTTGTATAAAGATTTTGAAAACTATGGTTGGAAAGCAGAAGATTATTGCCACCAAGTATATGCTGGTGAAGCAAAAATGTCAACTGCACCTGTAGTCATCACAACATGGCAGTCTATCTACAAACTACCCAAAAAGTATTTTGATTCATATACTGCTGTGATCGGAGACGAGTGCCATACGTTTAAGGCAAAGTCTTTGACAAGTATTATGACAAAACTCCATGAAGCAAAATATCGTATCGGATTCACAGGTACACTGGACGGAACGAAAACTCACCGTCTGGTTTTGGAAGGTCTGTTTGGATTATCTGATCGGGTTACTAGTACTGCTGATCTTATGAAGCGAGATCAACTCTCGCAACTCAAAATCAAAATCCTTGCTCTGAGACATGAATCATATAAGTTTGAGACATACCAAGATGAAATGGAATATATTGTAACACATGATAAGCGTAATGCGTTTATTAAAAATCTTGTGAGTGACCTAAGTGGTAACACATTGGTTCTATTCAATTATGTGGAGAAGCATGGTGAACCACTTTTTGATATGATAAATAATAGTATCGGAGATACCAAGAAAGTTTTCTTTGTTCATGGTGGTGTAGAAGCATCTGAACGTGAGAACATCAGACAGTTAGCAGAGGTAAATGATAACTGCGTTATCATTGCTTCCT